CGTGCAATTTTAGACGGTGGTTCTTATGCTGTTAATGTAGTGACTGGTGAAACACCTACTGAGGTGGCAACTAAAATTAAAGATGTTATTAATAACGTTTTAGGCTCACCATTCATTGCAACATCAACAGCAGGAGTTGTGACCTTAACCGCAAAATGGACAGGATTAACCTCACAGGGATTAACTATTTCAGTTTTCACAGGTGAAGAAAATGCAGCACTTACTTATGCAATTGCAGAAGATGCAGCAGGTTCAGGAACACCAACAGTCACAGCATCACTTACTAATTTCGGAGATGATTGGAATACAATCGTATTAAACACATATGGTTTAGTTTCATCTACTTTGGATGAATTAGAAGCCTTTAATGGGGTTCCAGACCCAACAACACCAACAGGACGTTTTGCGGGTATTACAATGAAACCATTTATTGCAATTTCGGGATCCGTTTTAGATGAAGATACTGCGATTACAGATGCACGTTTAAACAACGTTACTATTGCAGTTGCACCAGCGCCCTTGAGCCAAGGTCTAGCTTTAGAAGCATCCGCTAATATGACTGTTGAATTTGCAAATGTTTCACAAGACACGCCTAATTTAGACGTAGCTGGTAGAACATATTCAGATATGCCAACACCAGCATTAATTGGTACAATGGCAGTCTACAACAACAGAGATTCTTACGTTAAGAAAGGAAATTCAACGGTTAGTTTATCAACAGGTAGATATAAAATTGAAGATTTCGTTACTACTTATCATCCAGAAGGAGAGACACCACCACAATTTAGATACCCACGTAATTTGATGCTAGATTTTAATGTGAAGTTTGGTTATAGGTTGCTTGAGGAAATAAATGTGGTTGATCATTCAATTTCAAATGATGATGATCCTGTTGAAGCTTCAAAAGTAGTTAAGCCAAAGCAATGGACAGCAGTTTTGAATGAATACGCTGATGACTTAGCTAAAAGAGCACTAATAGCGGAACCTTCCTTCATGAAGGACTCAATAATCGTTGGAATTTCTACAACAAATCCAGATAGATTCGAAACATCTTTTTCTTACAAAAGAACTGGTTTTGCAAGAATTTCAAGTACAACAGCAGAAGCTGGTTTTAATTTCGGACAATAATTTAATTTAAAATAAATAGAAAATGGCAGTACACGGAGATATTAGAGAGATTACGGTCAACCACCCAGTTTTGGGTAGTAGATCGTTCTTTCCTAAGGCAAACGAGGGCAACACTTATGATCAAGGAGGTGTTAGAAATTCTGATGATGCAGCTAATATTGCTGGAAATGGTGATTTAATTATCAGCAAATCACAGTTTTCGGGAATGCTAGAAGCTTTGATTGAAAACGACATGAATATTCGTGAAGATGCGGATTTCGTTAACCAACTGGCTGCAAGCCCCGTTCAAGGAGTATACACTTTCTCAGTAGTGAATGGAGCGGTATGGAAAGGACGGGGTGTTCCAGTAGGAGACATTCAACCAGACATCATGGCGGGAACTTTCACATTGAAGTTGGCAGTTGGTAGATTTACAAAAATAATCGGTTAATAAAAAAACAAGTATGCAGTCAGTAAGCAGAGAAGTTGCAACCAATGAGGTTGAAGGATGGTTAGATTACAAAGGAGTGAGAGCTCGAAAACGAGAGTCTAATAAGGAGTACATTGAGCAGTTAATTGAAGGAGTTGAAGATGGGTATCTATCTATCGACGAGGAAAAGAACATTCATTTTGAGCTTGCCAGACCTATTGGGAATGAAAAGCAAATTAAGGAATTAAAATTCAAACCTTTGATGCAGGTTAAAGATTATCACCCGCATTTAAAAAGTGTAAAACCAGGCGATTCGGACGGAAGAATGATGGCTTACATTTGCGGGTTAACTGGTGAGAACATCGGTGTAGTTACTCAATTGGACACTGAAGACAACACCATAGCAACGAATATTGCGGTTTTTTTCTTTTAGAGTTTTCACTAGATGTAATGGTGCGATCTATTGTTAGATCGCACCATTGGACACCAACTGAAATTGATAACCTATATTTAGATGACAGGAATTTCCAGAGTTTAGGGTACTGGTACAATGATGTGATGGAAGTTGAAAATTCGATGAAAAATGAGTAAAAAATTTGTAGTTCCTAGTGTATTTACGGCCGTTGATAAATTCAGTGGTCCTGTAAGTAAAATGAGCCGAAACGCTGAAGCGTCAATGGGTCGAATGGAACGCAAGTTTAGAAAAGTAGGGGATGTTTCAAGAAATGTTTCACGAAAATCTGCAATGGTTGGGGTGGCTATTTTAGCACCGCTTGCATTAGCCACAAGAGAAGCTGTAAGATTTGAAAGTGCAATGGCTGGAGTCGCTAAGGTGGCAAATGTTGACATTGGATCAAAAGCTTTTAATAAACTTGGCGATCAAGCAAAAAAACTAGGTATAACATTAGGAATTGACGCAAAAGAAGCCGCTGGATTAATGGCTAATTTGGCACAAGGTGGTGTTGCAATAGATGACTTAGATAGAGTTGCGAAATTAGCTGGTAAAATGGGTGTTGCTTTTGATATGACTGGCGATATGGCTGGTGAAGCATTTATTAAAACAAAGAACGCATTAGGTGGTACAATTGAGGAAACTCAGGCTGTTATGGACACGGTGAATATGTTAAGTAATACCTTTGCTGCTTCGGCAAGTGAAATAGTTACTTATATGGCAAATAGTGGTTCTGGAATTGCCAGAGCGGTTGGTGCTTCAGGTAGTGAATTAGCTGCATTTGGTGCGCAATTTATTTCTATTGGTAAAACAGCAGAGGTTTCAGCAACTTTAATGAAAACATTCACAAGAAAAGTTTTACAAACAAAATCATTAAGAAAAGTTTATGATAGTGTTGGAGGTGGTGCTGCTGGAATGTTAGCAGTTATTGAAAATGGTACAAAAATGGCTTCAAAAGAGCAAGATTTGTATTTCGCACAATTTGGAGAACGTGCTATTGACATTCAAACTTTAGCAACTAATTTCGGTGATTTATCTGCAAAAGTAGATGCTTCAAGAAATTCAATGCAAAATGCGGGAAGTGTTCAAGAAGAATTTGATAACATTACAGATACAGCTAGGTTTAAAATGGAAAAAATGCAGTCAAGACTTACCGCGATGGCAATCACTTTAGGTACAGCTTTAATACCTATAATAGGCAAGGCAGTTGAAAAGGTTACCCCATTAATAGAGTCATTTAGTACTTGGATGAGTAAAAATAAAGAATCCGTAAAAACATTTATAAAGGTTGCCGCTGCAGTTGGTGCTTTGGCTTTGGCAACGAGTCTTGTTAGTGGTGCTGTTGCGATTGCATCAAAAGGATTTGCAATTTATAAAGCTGGGATATTAGCATTTAATCACGTTGTAAAAGCAGCTCAAGCAGTTCAAATACTTTGGAATGCAGCATTGGCAGCAAACCCAATAGGCTTGGTTATTGTATCGGTTGCAGCACTTGCAGCTGGTGTTTATTTACTCTCGGATGCGTTCTCTTCGCAAACTAGGGAACAAAAATTAAGTAACGAGGTTCAAGAACGTGCTCTTTCAAATTCTGTTGACCAACGGGTGGAGGCTCAATTGTTGTTTGGTAAACTCAGAAAATTGACCCCAGAAAGTGATGCTTACGCAAATACTTTATCTAAAATTGAAGCCATCCAACCTGGAATCACTAAACAATTTAATTTACAGACAGGGGCTATTGAAGACCAGAATAAAGCTCGTGAAGCAATGATTGAAAACATCATGAAGCAAGCTAGAGTTGAAGGTATGAAAGATATGATTACCGAAAAGACTAGAAGTTTAATGGAAAAAGAGAAAGAGCTTGCTGACCGTAAAAGCCAAACAGCTGTTGAAAAATTCCTAGAACCTACATGGTTTACTGGTTCTCAAGCATCATTAGAAAAGGAAATAAGCGGATTAAAAGCGGATATAACAGGTCTTTCAACTCAAGTTTTTGAGGCTGAAACTAATCCAGAGGATCGAGTTGCCAACCCTCAAAAAACAAATACAGTTGCAACTACGGAAAGCATAAGTAAAATGACTAAAGAACAATTTGAATTTAGTCTAGCTCCAGGGATTCAAGAATTATTTAATTTTTCTAAAAAAGGCGATAATAATAATAACAATATGGCTATGCCAGCAACGCCATCAACGAATTAATTATGGCAGATTTAAAATTAGTAGAAACTTTTGATGGAGGGGATTTGGTACTTAACGGCAATGATTTACAGATAATTGATGGTTTTCAAAACATGATTTATTTGGCCTTATTTGGTGGCAATGTTCAGCAATCGACAAAGCAATATAATGAAGATGAAGAGCGTTTTGATTATTGGGCTAATAGTCTTTTAATGCTTGATTCACCTAATATTCAATATAATTCTGAAACTGAAAAAACAATAAGTGAGGTTGCATTGAATAGCCGGGGTAGGCTGTTAATTCAGCAAGCAGCAAAAAAAGATTTAGAATTCATGCAGGAATTCGCTAATTTAACCGTAGAGGTTACAATTTTAGAGTCTGAAAAAGTAGGAATTAAAGTAATTTTAAAAGAACCAAATGAGTTGGAATCGAATGAATTCAACTATATTTGGACAGCAACAGAAAATGAGTTATGATAAATTTACCAACAACACAACAGATTTACAACAATATAATTTCGAGCTTAGAATCTCAATTTAGCATAACTATTCCAACTATTGGAAAGTCATTTCTAAGAGCGTATGCTTCTGTTTTGGCAGGGCAAATTAAACTATCTTATTTGCTAATAGGCAAGGTTCAAAAAAATATATTTATAGATACAGCGGATCCTGCTGCTCAAGGTGGGGCGTTAGAACGGTTTGGATTTGTTAAATTAGGACGTTATCCATTTAAGGCCACTCAGGGTGTTTATGGTGTTACAGGTGTTGGTGTAATAGGTGCGGTAATTCCAGCAGGTACAACTTTTAAAAGCGATGATGATTCATTAAATCCTAGTTTTCTATTTACTTTAGATACATCATATACATTAACGGGTACAACATTTTCTATTAATATACGAGCATTAACAGCAGGTTTAACCTCTCAATTACAAGTTGGGAATACACTTACTGTAACGGCGCCACTATCAAATATAGATTCAAGTTTTGAAGTGGAATCAGAAGTTACAGAACCAATTTCAGCAGAAGGAATAGAGGTTTATAGACAGAAAGCTATCGATGCGTATAGGCTAGAGCCTCAAGGGGGTGCTGGTGCAGATTATAGATTATGGGCTTCTGATGCTCAAGGGGTGAAACAATCCTATCCTTATGCAGCGCCTGGTTACGGAAATCAAGTTAGTTTATATGTTGAAGCGAATACAGCAGATTCAACTGATGGAAGAGGAACACCAACTGCGCAAATATTAACCGATGTTGAAGAAGCGATTGAAGACCCAACAACTGACAGACCATCAAGGAAACCAATTACTGACACTGTAAGCTATTTGGCTGTTACACCTTTAGAGGTTGATATTGAGCTATTATCTAGTAGCTTCACGGCTGCACAACAGACTTTGATAGATAACTCATTTACAACTGCACTTGCAAGCATTAGACCCTTTGTAGCGTCAATAGATGTGTTGTCAGATAAGAATGATATTTTTGATACAAATAAGATTATTTCTATAATTTTGGAAGCGGTGCCAGGTAGTTCATTCGGAGCTATTGAATTAAACATTGACGGGAATCCTGTAACAACTTATACTTTTGAGAATGGGGACATTCCTGCATTAAATTCTGTAGTTTATGCCTAATTTTTTAAAACAAATAACAGCTTTAACTCGCCAACTATTACCAACAGGTAGAGCCTTTGGTAATAAAGAAGGTGGTGTTAATGAAAGGTTATACATTAGCTCAGATAGAAATGTTGAAGTCATGATGTCAAATGCTAATAACGTTTTGAATTCAATACTTCCAGACAATGATGATTTCACAGCAGACGATGCGACAAGGTGGGAGGAGAGGTTAGGAATGATTACAAATTCATCTGTAAGTTTAGATGACAGAAAGGCGGCTATAATTCGTAAGATGAACCATCCGGGAACTATTCCAGCGCGTCAATCGGCTGACTATTTACAAGATAGATTGCAATCTGCAGGTTTTGATGTTTATGTTCATGAAAATAATAACGGATTTTCATTTGCAGATTTATTAAATGATGCATTGGATGCGACAGAGATGGGTACTCCAGAGATGGGTACTCCAGATATGATAAACTCTATTGTTTACTATTCAGAATGGTTTTCCAATGTTGAAATGGGAACTGCAGAAATGGGAGCAACACAAATGGGAGGTTTGACTTTTACAAATTTAATTGCCAACAGTTTATACGTCGAAGAAGATTCAAGTTTTGATGTTGGCGCAAATAATAATCGTACCTTTATAATAGGCGGGGAAGTTTTAGGGACAGTTGCAGATATTGTAACAGCCAGAGAAGAGGAATTTAGACAATTAGTATTAAGATTAAAGCCTGTGAAATCAGTTGCAGGTTTATTTATAAATTATATATAGTTATGAAAAAATTAGTAAATAAAGCAAATGTTACAGCGGCAACTACGCCATTTCCTTATGGGGATGTAAGAGATAAAACACCAAGTTTGGCGGGTACTCTTTGGGATAGAGAAATGATGTCAGATGTTTTGCAATTTTTCGAAAAATTAATGGATGAAAGTGCCATTACAGCGAATGGAAGTTTTGACAGCGTTACTGATGGTTTTCAATTATTTGAAGCATTAAAGGTAAAAACTAGAGGGTATAAAGTTATTCGCGGAGTATTAAAAGATGGCAGCTTTACAGAATTAGAAAACGATACTGGCGCAACTATTACTTATTCTAAGGTGGGCGCTGATTATAAACTAACATCTAACATTTCATTATTTACTGATGAAAAAACACATGGCTTTGCTTCTCCACCTGCAGCGGGAACAGGAGGTACTTTTTATTCAACTCATTTTGTTGTTGATAGTGCGACAGTTTTAGAAGTTAAAATTTATGGATTAGATTCGTCTGGAGCAACTTTAAAATACGGATCTCAAAGTGGTTTTATAACTCCTAACGGAAAACATTTAGAAATCAGAGTATACCCATAAAATGGATTTACAACTAGACTTAAATAGCAATGAACTAGCCATTCACGTGAATAGGCTAGAGAAGATTTCACGTAAAGCAATGCCAAAAGCTATACGTGGAACTCTTAACTCACTTGCATTTGATACTAAAAAAGATACGTTTTTAGATGAATCGAAAAAAGATTTC